GAGGGACCCGGTTCTGGGCAAGACGATCCGACAAGCGTTCCAAGCCCGTTTCGGCAACATCCTGCTTGAAGTGGACTACGGCGGGATAGAAGTTCACGGGGCTGCTTGGTACCACCGGGACCCGACGATGATGACCTATCTGTCCGACCCGGCCAAAGATATGCATCGGGATATGGCCGCTCAGATCTACATGCTGGAGGATGCCCCGGCAGCGTACTGGAAGGACGGGAAGACCGGAAAAATAGTCCGGTACTGCGGCAAGAACAAATACGTGTTCCCCGAGTTCTATGGGTCCTACTACGTTGAGTGCGCGAAGAACCTTTGGAACTCTATCCGGGACATGTCCCTGGTCGGTCCCGGTGGTCAGCCCCTGGGGGACCACCTACGGTCCAAAGGGGTTCGAACCTATGCCCAGTTTGAGAAGCATATCAAGCAAGTTGAGAAGGACTTCTGGGGCAGGAGGTTCCCCATTTACTCCAAGTGGAAAGACAGCTGGTATGCCAGGTATGAAAGCCGGGGACACTTCGACACCCTCAGCGGCTTCCGTTGTCAGGGGGTTCTCCGTCGAAACCAGGTTATCAACTATCCGGTACAGGGAACGGCTTTCCATTGCCTCCTATGGAGCCTGATTCGGATAACCAACGAGATGGAACGGCTTGGGCTCGGGAGTCGGATTATCATTCAGATTCACGACAGCTTGATCCTCGACGTTGTCCCCAGCGAACTCAACCAAGTGATGGAAATCGTTCACCGGGTCATGGTAGACGAACTCAAGGCCCACTGGGACTTTATCATCACCCCGATAGAGATTGAAAGCGAGATCTGTTCAGTTGGGAAGACCTGGCACGACAAGAAGCTGGCTGTGCCAGGCGGTCCGTACGATTGCGCGTGCGGAGTTGGATGGGGGGTATTGTCCGGAAAACAGGTACTTTGCGCTGTTTGCGGTACTGAAGAATTAATTCCGTTCTAGTTTTCTTTAAATCCTTTATAATCTATTAACCGACTTCAGACGAGGAGGACGCATGCCGCTACATGTTGATTTTAGACCTATTGCGCTGGACGACTTCAGCGGGAACCGGACGACCGTGAATTCACTCAGGGGGGTCCTGTCCGGGAAGAACCCGCCGCACTCGTATTTGTTCACCGGGCCGCAAGGGTGCGGGAAAACCACTCTCGCACGTATAGCGGCTCGGGAACTGGGGTGTGAGGGGTTTAACCTGAAAGAACAGAACGCTGCCGATTTTCGTGGGATAGACAGCGTCCGTGAGGTTATCCGGAAGATGTCCCTGCGGGGATTGTCCGGGGGCAAGCGCGGGTACATCTTCGACGAGTGTCACAAGCTCACGAATGAAGCTCAGAACGCTCTGCTCAAGGCCCTGGAGGAACCACCGGACCACGTTTACTTCTTCTTGTGCACGACCGACCCCCAACAGGTGTTGAAGACCGTTCGATCACGTTGTTCTGAGTTCGAGGTCGGACCCCTGACGGAGAAGCAATGCGTTGATCTCTTGAGCACGATCTCGGAAGGATCGGGCACGCACGTACCCAGGGAGGTCCTGGAGCAGATAGCGCGGGACTCCCAGGGCCATCCCCGTCAGGCTCTGACCGTCCTCGAACAGGTCATGGTCCTGCCCGAGCGGGAGATGATGCGCGGGGCTCGCAGGGCGGTGGAAACCGAAGCTCAGGCAATCGACCTTTGCCGGGCGTTGATCAAGGGAGCCCAGTGGAAGACCATCGCCGGCATTCTCCGAGGACTGTCCAAGGAAGATCCGGAAAGCCTCCGACGAATGGTGCTTGGGTACTGCCAGACGGTGTTGCTCAACGGGGAGTCCCCCCAAGCGTATGTCGTGATGGACTGTTTCCGGGAACCGATGTTCAACACGGGCTGGCCAGGAGTTACGATGGCTTGTTGGGAAGCCGTGAACGGATAGCACAAACCAAACCAAGGAGGGAACCAAATGAGTGTTGAACTGGATATTGATCGGGATCTGCAAATTGACCCCGACGCACTCGACGTAGAGTGCTTGCGACAACCCACGCTGTTCTCCCGGTACGCTCGGGAAGAAGCACGGGCGAAGAAGCGCCACGCAGAAGCCTGGGAGAACGTCAAGGTGGTACGCAGTGAGCTGGTCCTGGAGGCTTCTAGCATGAAGGAGCTGAAGAACGCCAGTCAGCAGGAAGCCTACTACAGAGACCACCCCCGACACCAGGAAGCGAAGCGACAGCTGGCCCAAGCCGAGTTCGAGATGAACATGGCCTCCGCCGCCGTCAGCTCCATGTACCAACGGAAGTACATGCTGGAGAAGCTCGTGGCGCTCGGATTGGCGGACTACTTTGCCCGACCGGCGGTGCCGAGGAACCTGTCTCAGGAAGCGCAGAGCTATCAGGCCCAACGGGAGGAGGCCACCGAGCAGAGCCGGGGGCGTGCCGCCCGTAGGCTGAGGAAGTAGAACCAACAACCCAAAACAAGGAGAACGAACATGCCTGATCTGAAAAGCGTATACGACGAGGTTGTTCAGGAAGTCGTCAACGAAGAGATGGAGGAGCAGAAGACGCAACTCAAAGAACTCCTCAGGGAACGCCAGGGACTTCGTCGATGCCTGAAGCGAGTGGAGGCCCGCATCCAGTCCATGTTGGACAGCGGTGGGGAGTGATGGGGACCGTCTTCAAAATCGATCCTATCCGCTTGGGGGTCGGACCGGAGCCAGGGACAGTGGGAATAATCACCGAAGGGGAGTTCATCGACCTTACCCACTGCCTGTTGAACTCGTGGAGCATATCCGCCGATCCCATGGGGGGAGCGGAATTGGAAATAAATCTCTACCTGCCCCGATTTACCGAAAGTATTCAAATCCAAGAGGAAGAGCAGGACAAATCAGTGATGGAGTTGATCCGGCTCCTCGAACAAAAACTCAATGAAAGGGAGAAGCCCAATGGCAAGAAGTAGCTCAAGAAGAACAACGAAGAGCAGCACGCGGCAGTCGGTCCGGGACAAGGCCAGGGAAGCCGCTGACAAGCGGGAACGTGGTGGAGGCGGACTCGATACCCTGCAGAACATTCCACGTGAAGTGGAGTTCTTCCAGCCGAAGATGGGCAGGGGGAACAAGGGCAAGAACCGCTTTTCCATCGTGCCCTACATCGTCAGCATCGACAACCATCCGTTCCAGGAACCGGGGGAACCCTGGCCGGAATGTACCTATTGGCAGCACAAGATCGGGGTAGGGTCCGACAGCAAGCGGTTCATCTGTCCGGCAAAGACCGCTCAGGCCAAGGACAAGCGTTGTCCCATCTGTGAATACCGGGCAGCGTTGCTGAAGTCCGGACAGGACCCGGAACTGGCCGACGAACTCAAGCCCAAACAGCGGCAGATTTTCAACGTGCTGGACCACGACGACGAGGACAAGGGCATCCAGCTGTTCGAGATCTCCCCTCACATGTTTGGCTTCATGCTCGACGACGAGGACAAAGCCCAGGCGGAAGACTTCGGGGACCGCTACTATGGGGACTTCGAGAACGGTCTGGCGATCCTGGCCCGGTTCGCTGAGGGATCGTTCGGTGGCAGCAAGTTCCCCGAGTGCGTCCGGATCGACTTCGAGGAACGCGACGACCTGCCAGAAGAACTGGTCATGGAAGAAGCCGTGGACCTCGATGCCGCCCTGCGGGTGCTGGACTATGACGAGTTGAACAAGAAGTTCTTTGAGTTGGAGTCCGGGGAAGCCGAGGAAGAAGAGGACGAGCCGCCAGCCAGAGGCCGTGGTCGGTCCCGGCGGGAGAAGGAAGAGGAACCCGAACCCGAGGAGAAGTCCAGCCGGTCACGCCGGTCACGACAGGAAGAACCAGAACCGAAAGAAGAGGACGAGCCCGAAGAGAAGCCCCGGACCCGTCGCAGTCGGCGGGAGCCCGAGCCCGAGCCGGAACCGGCTGACGGCGAGTGCCCTGCCGGGCTGAGGTTCGGCCACGATTGTGATTCAGACGAAGCGTGTGACACCTGCGATGTCTGGGACGATTGTCGGGATGCCCTGGACGAGATCGAAGCCAACAAGCGCAAGCGGAAATAACAGCACAACCTACCGGGGAGGGCTCAGGCCCTCCCCTACCACAGGGGACAGACGATGAAGAAGCAATACTGGAGCCTGTCCAAGTCGATTGAGGAAGCCGGGAAGCTCGGTATTGAAGTAAGCCGCCCGACGTTGATCAAGTGGATCCACGATTACAAGCTCGGCTTCCAACTCGGCGGGAAAGGCGGAAAGTGGTACATCTACCCACAAAGACTATTGAGGTACATCCATGGCGGGAAAGCGTCAACGAGTTTCACCCAAGGCGGAACCATCGGACAAAATATCGGAGCAGATGAGGACAAGAGCCAGACGAAGATCGGAAGCCCGGCAGGAGCCGTCGAAACCTGAATATGCGAAGTTCCTGTCCACGGGGAGTACGATGCTGAACCTGGCCTTTACCGACTCGGTCAACGGGGGCTGGCCGGTGGGAAACGTCAGCACCTTGCCCGGAAAGTCCCAGGCGGGGAAGACCGTGCTGATCCTTTCGACGTTCGCGGAAGCGTGCCTGGATGACTACTTCCGGGACTACAGGCTGATCTACGATGACGTTGAGCGCAGGAACGACTTCGACCTGAAGCGGCTGTTCCCGCCGTTGATCCCCCGGTTGGAAACTCCGAGCGGTTTG